CTTGCTTCAATAACGCTGCGGTCTTGGATACACCCCTGATTCCTGCATATCCCTTAACAATATCCCACAAGTCGATTCCGAATAGACAAGCAGTCTCATCTACCTCCAACTCCTCTCGGTTCTTTCCAGAACCATAAAAACCTAATGATTTAGTGATTGTAAATAAAGTCGCCATTTTGTTTTGAGATACAGTAGAATTTTACTTTTTTAGTAGTTGGTTATATTAGCACAGGAGCAGTAGGTAACAAAAGCATTTCAATTTTTTTTGAATTCTATAAAAAATTGAAATCACTAAAAATCTAAAAAAACTTAAATGAAAGTGTATTCACCCACAAGTTTATTGTTATGGTATATCAGAGTCTCAATAATAATCTTATCCCCCTGAATGACTGCTAAGGTAGATTCTATTTTGTACTTTAACAATCTGCATATAGAGAGAATCATGAAATGTTTTAAGTTATAAAAGTATTTATGAAACATCTTAATATTCATTTAATTAAGTTGAGATTATAAAATTTAGGGAACCAACGGTTCCCCTAAGACCCCTCCTTTTGCTCCACTTTTCTCAAAAGTGGAAAAAGTAGTAAAAATAAAAACTTATACTTAACAAATAAAATTGAAATGCATTGTTCCAAATTATATAAAGTACAATTACAAACAAAGCAACCTAACCCAACTCTAAGCAATCTAAAATGTCAATCAAATTATATTTTAAATTTAATCCTGATATGTATGAGGAGTTATACTTATCTTGTGATGAAGACTCTTTTAGTTTCAAAGAATTTGCAATGACTGTATGGAATCAGACTATGAAGCGTCGTATGGAATCAGGAGAGTCAATGGACCCTGACGATGTAGCAGTTGAGTACTATGCAAAAATTGTAGAGATTAAAAGCACAATATCAAAAGGAGTCCCACTTGGAGTCAAAATAATCAAGGAAATCAATAAGATTGTTACAAATCATTTGGATTTTGTAATCAAAATGTGTGAAAAACAAACTAAACAGTTGAAAAAAACGAATCAAGTAGGAAGTGGTGGTATCTATGCAGTTACTTGCTCTGCGAATGGTGACACTATGGAACAAGTATGTATGGTTTGTGGAGACCGTCAAGGAAAACTAAAAAGATGCAGTGCTTGTGGTGTAACTTGCTACTGCTCGGCAGAATGTCAGAAAAGGGATTGGAAAGAACACAAGTTGGTTTGTCGCACAAAGGCAAACATTCCAAATGGAATAATCTAAATCGTCAAAGCATTTAAGGTAAGCACATTATTATTTATTTGTTACTAACATTTGTTTATAGGGTTTTTTTTTCTGATGCAGAGTTTTGTAATTAGTTTATATAATTTAGATTCTTTATTTTTAGGGCAAAAAAGGGCAAAAAGGGCAAATCTTGCCCCAAATCAAGAAAGTTCTCCTAAGAGAAACCTCTTGGAAATAAAAAGTCCAAAATGGGGCAAGAAATGCCCTATTTGCCCTAATTCCAAACTTATATAAATTAACAACACTTTCGGCATAAAATAGGAAATTAAGATAAAACTTTAAAAATAAAATATTAATATAGTGTATATGTTTCCAACAACTACTGCATTTACTCAATCTGATTGGTCTTTAAAAGAGGTTCGAGAAAAGTTACATGTTGTTACGATGTCAAAGTTGAATAAATATCCTTTAACTGCATTTAATACCTTATCTACCAAAGAAAAGCGAATTGCAAATGAGATATTGAATGAGTACATTCGCAAGTTTCCTGAAAAGGGGTGGGAGGATAAACTTACTGCGGACTTTAATTTAGTATGCATTGAGGAGATATTTGATAATCCAAAAATTGATTTTACTACATTACCCATTAAGCAAAAAGATTTAGCAGATTATCCTGTTGATGAAACCGAAATGGTTAAACGCTTGGAATAGTTTGATTTAACTCCATTTTTTCTAAAAATGGACTTTTAGGAGAAAAAATTAAAATCTTTTTGTATACTATAATGAATCCACAAGATGTTAGAACAAATGCGGATAGATTACGAGTTCGTGACGACTATTTGAAGGTTTTAAGACAACAAGAGGCGAATTTACAAAAAACCGCAAATGCAATGTCGGTTATGGTGCAAACAGGGCAACCCCCTATTGCTCCTAGTGATATGCGTACTGCTACGGAGAAATTAGGAGATATTGAACGATTGAAACCCATGTTTCGTAAGCAACTTACGAGTCTAATGGAAGCAAAAGAAGCAGATGTTGTAATGAATGTTTTGGATAATGCCGAAATTCAATCTGCCGTTATGATTTTTGGTGAGATTTCTAGTCAATTAAGCGGTAAATATCCGCTTGGAATCCCAGCACCGATTTTTATAGAATATTTACGAAGATTTTTAAGAGATTATGATAAAACAGTTGGATTCACACCAAAATCAAAAGAAGAGCGAGATATTTTGGAAGATGCAGGAGCAATAGAAGGCACCCAACAATATATGAGATTTCAACAAGACCAAATAGACCAAGAATTTGAAAATACTCAGTTAGCACAAGATATTCGAAATGAGGAGAGTCGTAATCAAATTGCCGAGAATCAAATGCAAGAGAGGTACTATGAAGCGTTCGATATTGCGACACCTCGTGAAATTGCCGAAACAGCAAGAATAATTACTGGAAATGATAAAGTTAGACCTAGCACATTGCGTTTAGCAAAAAGAGTTCTTGGTTTTGATAATCTAACACCTGCGGAGATTTTCACATATACAAATCCAACCAAAGAAGAGATAGTATTATATCTACAATATGATTACTTTCGTAACTTTGGTGAGCGATTTTCAAGAGCAGAATCAGATGAGTTGTTTGATAAAGATATGGATGAGTTGCAAGAATATTTTACACGAATAAGAGGAGGGGATGATACTCTACAAAGTGGTACCAAACAATTTAGTAGAGAAACATTCGTAAGAGAAACAGGTATGATGGGAAGTGAGGATTATTCAGCACAATCCTCACTCGCAGCAACATTAGAACAAGGACCAACATACAATAGAATAGCAGCAGCAACGGGAAGAAGATTTGATGAATATATGGAGGCAGAAAATCAAGCACGAGAAGCAAATAGATTAAGGATAGAAGCAAGTAAAGTACAAATGATTCCTCGTGGAATGAGACAAGAACAAGCACCTATGTCAAGACAACTAGAACAATTTGAATTACCATCAGCATCACAACCAACAGTTGCCGAGATTTCAGAAGCACAACTTGAATTAGGACCAAACGCAACGGTTGCTGAGATTACATCAGCAGTTAAAAGAAGAGGAAGACCATCAAAATACGCATCCGCAGAAGAGGCAAGAGCGGCAAAGTACCAGCAAACAAAGGAAAGTAAACAAAGAACCCAAGCACAAAAAGAGGTTATAAGAGAAGTAGAACTCTTAACACAAGCGGCGATGGATGAACTAGTTGTTCTTTTTAATAAAAGCGGAAGGACTAAGGAGGATAGAAAAATGTTTGACAGAAGGGTTGGTGCTATTCAAAGGCAAAAACAAACCTTATTAGAGGAGAGATTAGCAGAAGCAGGACTGCCGTCACCTGTGAAAGCAAGTAAAAAAATCCCTGCATACAGCGGAGCGGCAGAGTTTCAAGGATTACGAGCGTCAGAACTCCCTGAATCAGAAAGTAGTGTGTCGATGCCTGTAAAAAGTGAATTATCTAATATTAGTGTTCCTGATAGATTCACTTTATCTGCTGATGCTTTTAGAGAGTTAAATTATTTAAGCAAACTTGATATAATTGAGGCACTTATTAGAACTGAATTGTTTCGTTCGCTTGATTCAGATTTCCAACAAAGTATTAGAAATAATTATGTATATGCGGATACTCCTACTGCCTCTGCTCCTGTTACACGAGAGGAAGCGTTACAAAATTTAGATATTGCGTTTGAATCAATCCGAAATAATGAGATTCGTAGAATAACTGGTATGGGTTTTTTAAAAGCAAAGGCAACTGGTGCAGCAAAGCATACCAAGAATCTAATTATTGGTCGTGGTCTACAAGCAAAAGCAGAAAAACCCAAGAGGGAATTTGCCGACAAGATTGATACAAGTATTTCAACTTTACCTGAAAATAAATCGTATGTGCCTTTTGGTAAATATGTATTGAATCGCAGACGATTGAATGATAATAAACTTATGGTGAGAACAGTAAAAGGTGGTGCTATTTCAGGAATTCCAACTTTGGCGATTTCACCAGTACTAGGTGGTATAATTAAGAAAATGGTAGGAGGTGCTTTACCCTCCTATAATGAAATGTCGAATCTATCAGAAGAGGAGCAAAATACTCTCTACAAGATTTTCAAAATATCAGAGGTTGATAATGCTGACCTATTACCTGCACCCAATAAAACCAAAGAGGAAGAGGAGATGAATCGTTTTCAAATCCTCAAAGGGCAAGTCCTTGCAGGAAATGATAGCAAGGAACTCATTAAGGAATTCAAGGTAATGCTTTTGAAATTCATTCATAATGGGAAAGTACCCAAAGGTCAAGGAATGGATATCATTTGTGACTTAATGGCGATGGGATTTTAATCTATAACCAAATTATATAAATTAGATTCTTTATTTTTTAGGGCAAAAAAGGGCAAAAAGGGCAAATCTTGCCCCAAAATGAGAAAGTCCTCCTAGAAGAATCCTCTTGAAAATAAAAAGTTCAAAATGGGGCAAGAAATGCCCTATTTGCCCTATTTTGGAAAGTTGCAAATTAAAATATTTGAATAGTGTATAATGAATAGTGGTTATAATCCAATACTTTTTGACCCTGTTAAAACATCACAGAATCAAGCACAGAGTCAGCAATCCCCTTTTTATTTTGGAGGCAGCTTTGTCCCAACTGATTTAGGATATATACCAAAAATAACTCCTGTAAAAACCGATAGTCGAGTTGTACTCAAACCAATTAAAAAACGATAAATTAAGCAAATTATTTTAATATTATAGTATATTATATGACATCCAATATTATTCTAACGAGTCGTAATATTGTACCGAACACCAATAACTCTGTGATGGTGTATAGGTTTCCAAATTCGGTTCAATTTAATAACCACGAAATAGCAGTCAGCAGTCTACAAATGTACTATTCTTGGCAGAATATTAACGATTCTACTTTAAGAAATAATGTTTTTACCTATACTTGGGAAAATGCTGTCAACTTTCAAACAACAAATACAATCACAATACCATCAGGACTTTACGAAATTGGTGACCTGAATTTTTTCGCTCAATACACGATGATAACAAACGGACATTATTTAGTAAATGCGGCAGGTCAAAATGTGTACTACTTTGAATGGATTGTCAATCCAACTAGATATTCAATTCAATTAAATACTTATCAATTTCCGACAGCATTACCTGCTGGTTTCACCAATCCAGCAGGAGTAGTATTTCCAGCAGCAACATTTAAACCCCAAGTAGCAACTCCTGCGAATTTTAATTTAATTGTTGGGTTTGCTAGTACTTTCATAAGTGACAGAGATTTAGCAACACCATATCCTGCAACAGATTCATACCTAAGCACAGTTTCTCCCCAAGTTCAACCAAACCCAACTCTACTTATAACTAGTTCCAATATTGATAACAAATATGCGAGTCCATCAAGTGTGATTTACAGCATTACTCCTGTGGTTGCTATTGGGGAGCAAATCGTTGAGAAACCTCCTGAGTTCAGTTGGAACAAAATGATAGGTGGTACTTATGCAGAATTGAGAATCACTTTAACAGGTTCTGATAATGGTCCGATTATTATTTTAGACCCCAATATGACGGTTATTTTAGCAATCCGTGAGCGTTCTGTTCTAAATGGTGGAAAAGGGGTTTAAGTCCATCTTTAAAAAAGATGGAGTCAAAGAATTAATTAGTATTTTGCTATACTTTTTAAAAAGTATATATGTTATAATATGTTTAGTCCAACATCTACGATTGACGAAAAGTATTTAGATAACTTGATTGAGAGTTTAGGAAAAAGTCAAATGACTCTACTACAAGACAAAACTGATGACCCTGAGAAGCAAAATGATATTACAAAACAATTAACAGGTATTAATTCACTTTTGAGTTCTGCAATGAGATTCCGAAATGTTTTAAGAAAAATTAAAAAATAATGTTATACTATAATAATGACAAAGACTTTCCATCCTAGTTTAATTAAGCACAGAACCATTCCTAGAAGAATGCTTGGGTCAGGTTATGGTTCATTTTTGTTAGGTAATACATTAGGTGGACTTCAAGAAGCAGATGGGACTCAATCCGCCCTATCAGGTAAAGGTTTAGGAATGGGTATGTGTGGTACTGGTATGACTCAAATCAATAAAAAGTTGGAGAATTTAATGATAAAGGCATCGAAACCAAAACCGAAAAATATTAAGTTCAATATGTAAACCCAAACATTTAGAAATAAACCAAATTTTGATATACTTTTAAAAAAAGTATAAATATGATAATTCCAAAATATTATTATATTTATATAGTTTATAATGAGCGACCAAATGACCTACGATTTGTCCCAAGCGACAGAAGGTTCTCCTAATGTGTTTATCCGCAAAGATTTTTTATCCCTCCTCGATAATCAGAACGGTTCTTATAGCGGAAATACTAGCACAATCGATACATCTCAATTAAGTAATTCAAATCGCTATATGGGGTACCAAAACGCCTATTTGCAAATTCCTATGATTATGACTCTTTCTTCTGATGCTGTTGGTGCTGGGTTTTCTCCTGCTACCGCCGCCACAACTGCTGACTACGCTGCTGGTCTCAAAAATTGGTATGGTTCTATAATCCACAGCATACAAGCAGACTGGAATGGAGTAACGGTTATCCAGCAAACCAACTTTCAAGGTCTTTGGAATACTTTTAAGTTAATGACGACTTTGAGTTATAATGATATTCTAGCACACGGTTCGGAAATTGGGTTTTTTCCCGATGACGCACTCGCTGTTATTTTTAGTGCTGCCGCAAATGTTAATGGTGTTGGTACTTGCTTTACTCAAAATGCGATGTCAGTTCCTGTTGTAACTGGTGTTGATTCTACCTACAATACTGGTAATGTTGGTTTTTTCAAGCGTCAGCAATACATCAATTACGACCAAGACGGTTTAACTGCACCTGGTTCTTCTGCGTTTAGTGTTTTACTTACTAGTGCTAATGCTACTACTGCTTTTAAATCTTATATTTTCAATAAAGTTAATGGAACTGCTGGTATTAAAGGTATATGTCAGTGGGCGATTAACGGTATTGTAAAGTTGCGTCACCTTCATAATCTGTTCGAAAAAATGCCGTTACTTAAAGGCGTATACCTCAAAATTACTCTTCAATTGAATAACTCTGTTGTTGTTATCAATTCTGTTGGTGGTGTTGGTACTGCTTTGGGTGTAACTTCTACTTCCTCTGCTGTTGGTGGTGTTGTGCCTATCCAAATTGCATCTGCCGCTGCTGGTAATGGTTCGGTTGCTACTTTTGGAATTGGTGCTGCTTCAACTTATACTTGTTCCCTTGCGGTTGGTGGAACTTGCTTGAATTCAGGTCAAGTTTCCGCTGGTGCATTAGTCAGTCCTCTTGGTAGAAATATCACACTCAATGTGCCTAGTTTTGTTATGTCACCTGTGTTCGAATCTGCTTATCTTTCCTCCCAAGTTAAGACCATCGAATTCGAGGACATCTACCAATACCAAGTTCTAGGTGTTACTGCTGGTGCGAATTTCAATTCCCTTATCACAAATGGTATCGCAAATATTTCAAAAATCCTTGTTTTGCCCTTCTTTACTACTGCTGCAAATGTTGTGAATCCTTTGTATTCTCCCTTTGATGCTGCTGGTACTGGACCTACTTCCCCCTTGTGTCTCCTTACCAACTTCCAAGTGGTGGTTAGCGGTCAAAATGCCCTTTATAATACCCAAAAGTATACTTACCAGCAATTCGTGGAACAACTCTCAGGATGCAATTCTATCAACGGAGATTCTACTGATGGATTATGCTCTGGTCTTATTTCCCTTTTGGATTTCGAGACTGCCTACAACTATTACTATGTTGATATTTCTCGTATGTTGGATGTGGAGCGTTCTGTACCTAAATCGGTTTCCATTCAAGGTTTGAATTTAAGTGCTAAGGCAGTCGATTTAATTGTTTTTATTTCATATAAACAAACACTCAGGGTTGATGTTTTAACGGGCAGCAGACTATAAATTGATGTAGATTAAAGATATAATTTAAAATTGAAATGATTTAAACATTAATTAATATAATATAACATAATCAAATGTCATACTATATCTACAAGATTTCAGGAGCAGGAATGGACTATTATGGTTCAAGCAAACAAGATTTTTGTGAGCGTAAATCTCAACATAAATCTCAATTTAAAACTTATCAAAAAACAAATACTAGTAATAAGTGTTCTAGTCATAAAATATTAGAAGCAACTGATGATTGGACTATGGATATAATCGAATATAATATTGAAACAGAACAACAAGCATTAGAACGAGAAAATTGGTATATTAATAGTAATGAATGTGTCAATATTCAAAATGCTATTGGTTTAACTGGTGAGGCACTTACAGAATACAAAACAAACTGGGCGAGATGGAATAGATTGAAGAAAGGTGAGACTCCTTTGATACCAATACCATTACAAACAGAAGACGATGCAAAAGCAAGAAAGCAAAAGAATTGGAACGATTGGTATGAAGCAAACAAAGAAACAAAATTACAAAAACAACGAGATTCTTATGCTAATAAGGTTTTTACAGAAGAAGACCGACAAAAAGAAAGAGACCGAGTAAAAGCGTATGTTGATACAAATAGAGATAAAGTTCTCGCACATAAAAGAGAGTATTATGAGGCAAACAAAGAAGTTCTCAACGCAAAAAATAAAGCGAGTTATGAAGCAAACAAGGAAGAACGAGTAGCAAAACAAAGAGCATATTATGAAGCAAACAAGGAACGCATAAATGAAGCAAGGCGTAAAAATATTTAATCAATAATTAAAGTTATAATATAAAATTTTAATATAAACTTATATTATATGTTGTCTAATTTTGAAATAATTAATTTAGCAAATAAAATGAATATGCCTCTTGAACGCATTTGTTTTAAGAATGAACTGAATCACGAACCCTTAAAGTATAATGTTGGTTATATTATTAATTCGCAAGATGATGAGAATGAGGATACAGGAGAGGACAATGCAGGTTCACATTGGACCGCATTATATGTAGCAAAGTCGAAAGATGGTAAGGTTATGCCCTTGTTTTTTGATTCATTTGGTACTCCCCCAGCAGAGGATATTAAAAAGTTTATAAAACCTCATTACCTGCCCTATTTCACAAAGGATATTCAGTCGCTCATGTCAGATGTTTGCGGATTCTACTGTTTAGCATTTTTGTACTTTGTTAGTGCATCGCATTATAGAACTGGAAATCTATATCAAGATGGTGAAACATTTATCGATTTATTTGATGACCTGAATAAGAGTAACGATTGGAAAAAGAATGAATGGATTTTACAACAATTCTTTCAAGCAAAAGACCCACGATTGCGTCGTGAGATTGATGTACTATGTGAGGACAAAGCATCACAAGAAAATCAAAAAAAATCAGAACAAGTTCCAGTTGAGATTGCATACCGATACTAAATTATATAAAGATGGAACATATAACATTAAACAAAGGTTAAGTATTTGATATATATATTATGTTTTAACTGAAAGTTAATGATTAACTATGTATTAATCATTAAATACTAATGATGTGCTAAATAAAAATATT